GTCTCGTTGCAAAATGCGTAGTCTGATCTTTCGCCACTTAGTTGTGCTGCCGTTCCCTCGCAATGCACTGCTCATCAGTAGTAGTTCCTCTCTTGATGAAATGCCCAAGCTTTGCATGGCGTTTGATAACGTATTGTTATGTACTTAATTGTGGCATCAATTTGTCTAAATGGGTCAAGGTCTCTGTAATGCTTAGACCTCATTTGTCCTAAACCGTAATGACTGCCATTGCGTGCTGTGTATGACCAACGTGACTCTTTGGTAATAATCTTATTAAAACATTGGAACTCTTTGTAATCAAGAATTCTGCTGTGTGCATAAAGCTTTAAGTGATCTATTGAATAATTAGCTGCTGTTGCTTCTAGTGTTGTCGTTATTGAAAGCAATGCCGCAATGGCATAGACCTTGCCCATTAGCCGATTGCGCCCTTGCGAGCTACCCGCCCCAGCGGCTCGCTTCAAGCGAAACCAGCGTACCAACACTGTCAAGTTTAACAGGTTATTGAGCGTGCTCTTGGGCGTTGCGCACACCCTGTGGATAACGTCTGTGGATAACTTCATGACTTACCCGCCCAACCTTTACCCTTAAACACTATCGCTGGTGCACCATAAATTTGAGTCATCATGAACCCGCAGCAATAAGGTGTTGTGTGCTCTGCAAGCTTTTCTGTTATTTCGTAGCTGATGTTGCACGCTATGCATTTGTACTCATAGGTCGGCATCTGTGCCTCCTATCTGTGCAACACCCATAACCTCACATTTTGTGCATTGAATAACCTCAACACCTGCTGGCAGGTTGTCTGTGATCTTATGTACGAGCTGCCGTGTCACTTTCTTACAAATGCGGCACTCAAATTGCACTTGTTCCATAATTGGATTTCCTCAAATTCTCAATAGGTTGCAAGTTGATTTGTGTGACCCACCAAGTCGGTTGCTTGCTGTGTCGGTATCGTGGCTTCTGTGCCATTGTGACTGGTATCCAGCCTGCTATGTAGTAGTTAGGTGCTGTGCCTGTTACTAGCACGGCAATGTCATTTGGTCTGTCGTACTCATAGACGATCAGCTGACCCAGCTCATACTTTGTCCAGCGCACCTCAATAGCTGCGCCGACATCAGCTTTGACCTTGCCTTTGTCCTCAAATGGGTCAAATGGCAAACCAAAGTATTTGGCTACTGCCCACTCACTACCAATTGACTCTGCTAATTCTGCTAAATAGGTCATAAATGATGTTTCGTTGTAATGACCTTTTGACTCTAGCAAGTCGCCTTTGTCGCTGGTGATCTTGACAGCTGCAACCATGCACACACACATTTCATTTGCTGTGAGCTTGATTTTCAACGGCAACCACCACAAAACCAAATGACCTTTTCGTGCTTGTCATAGCCTTTTTGATAGCCAAATGAGTCAAGCTTTGTGATCTGTGAGCATTTGTCACATTGCTCTACTTTGTACTCAGCGACCACTTCACCATTGCAAAGCAGCTTGCATGTCATTGTTTTCACGTCGATCATTTCCATGTAATCAGCCAAGACGGATCACCCATTGCCCTGTGCTGCCTAGTTGATACCAAACAGGCTCACATTGATTTGCTTTGGCTTTCTCAGTGCAGAAATACCCGCCCCAAGCTTTACCAGTTTTGGCTGACTCGCCTGTTTTCCAGACGCGTGTGCCATGCTCGCAGCGTGGCTTTTCCTCGACCAGTTGACCACCCAATTGATTTGCGATCTCGTCAATTGATGAACCAAGCGACGGTATGCCAGATTGCTCAGCTTCTCCAGCTGTGGCGTAACTCGGCACGTCGCCGTGCTTTGTTGTCCAATAGTCATAATCAGCCTTGACATCAGCTGTGGCAACCTTTGTTGATAGCTTCTCGACCTGTTCCATTGTTTCGCGAGTTGCCTTTTCTGTCCCGCCCATGACCAATGCCATGACGCGCATCAAAGCTGAGGTCGTAGTGTCCTCGACAAACCAGCGTTTCATGTTTGGGTTGTAAGCTGCAATAAAGCCGTATGCGTAATCAATGCCTGCTGGCTCGATCTCTGTCTGATTGCGCCAAGCTTTAGCCTGTACAAGTATGTAGCCTTTCTCAGCATTGAACTCGACAATGTGTGCCTGCAAACGACCCTCTGGGTAAGTTAAATTCCAGCGGTCTGTGCGCTCTTTATTGCCTTCGTAATTATCTAGAAATGCCATGATCACACCTCGTCATAACAGATACCGCACAACCACCATGCGTGGACTTCAATAACTTCTGACTCTGGTGTTTCGGCTTCACACCTGCTGCATTTAATTGTTGTTTCCAATAGTGTCATTAGTCAGCCACCTTGTTTGAGATGTGACGGCTGATCGCCTTACGACGTGCCATACCTTCTCGCTTGCCCTCCTTGAAGCCTTTGGCATAACCAGCTGCGCCACCAAGCACCATGAGAAAGATTACGCCAACCAAACGACCCAAAGTCTCTGGGTCTAATAGATCAAGTACCATTTAGAATTCTCCCGATTTCTAGGCGGTAAGTGTTACCACCTGAACTCAGGGTGACGCATGATCGGCGCGCGGTCAAGAACCTTGCGTGTTTGTCGGCGTGTCCTGTGGCTTTGGCTTGGATTTGAGTCCATTGCCAGCCAGCACACCGCCCAGCGAACCTGTAAGAAAGATTGCAAGTGTTTTGAGCAAGTCAATAAATGCAGCATCATTGGGTGCTTGTGCCCCAATTGGCTGTGTGACAAAGATCAGTGCATAGGTAATTCCAACGGTTACAACCAAAAACACCGCAGCTAGTGTTGCCCCAATAATCAGGATTAGTTGTGCGTGTATTTCCTCTGGTGATTTGCGTCGTGCTGGCTTATCACGGGTCAATGCCAAGTAGGTCGTCAGTGCATGTTCCAGTTGGGAGGCATTGCGGTTTCTGACACTCCGCTTTTGACCAGTTGTCGAATTCTTGACACTCATAGCGCGTCCAGCCTTGATACCCGCAAGCGGACAGGATTAGTGCAAGTGCCCAAACCAACCCTGCCGCCGCAAGTTTCTGGCTACTTCCCCAAGTTGCCAAAACTTTTGTCATTTGGATTAAGCCAGCGCAAGATCACTGGTGCAACAGCTGCTGCCCCTGCCATTGCCAATGTTTTTGGGTCAGTCACACCTGCCATGTATAGGGCAAGTGCAGCTGCCAGAAATGAGCGCGCCCATGAGGCTGCTACGGCTTTTGCTTGTTCCATTTTTTGCTCTCCTTTTTGACTGCGGCTGCTTTTGCAGCTGGTGCATCTACTTGAGGAAATTCGCCCTTGTATGGCACAAATTTAGGTATGCCAAAACCGACGATCTCCTTGCCCTCTCCGTACGATCTGACCTTGACCATAACCATGCCACCATTGCGTTGATCGCCTGTCCCAGACGTATTGCCTTCAATGGTCAAACATGTCTTTGTATCAATAAGTCCAACAACAATGCCAATGTGTGAAATGCGATCTACGCCGTCATGAGGAAAGTCCATGAAAGCCAAATAGCCAAGCTGCGGCATTGATGACCAACGTTGCATTTCCTTAAATTTATGTGCGCCAACAGCTGTGCCAACAACGCTGTGAATTTTGACACCAGCTTCGTTTGCGCACCAATTGACAAATGAACCGCACCACGGCAAGCCGTCTGCCTTTGTAAATTTGCCGTATTTGGTCAGGTTGTCGCCTTCCTCAACCGTTCCGACTTCAGCTGCTGCGACTTCGATCAATCGTGCATTTGTTCCGTTAGGGTATTTCATGGCGTTTCCTCAATTGGTGGCATTATCCATTGGCAAGTTTCGTCATCAAACCCAATGTTTCCTTCGGGTTCGGGCGCAATAAATGCGTCGCGGGCTTCATCGTATGTGTAGCCAATGCCTGCATAGTTTTTGCGAATGTTTCCGTTGTAGGAAGTGCGCTTGCAGCTTTGACCTCTAAAGTTGCCATACCAAGTTTCAGGATCTAAGTTTTCAATTAACTCAGTTTCGTCAATGCCCACAATAACTTCAGTAACCTTGCTTGTTTCGTCAATAAATGCGTAATGTGCCATTATGCCCAGCTCACATTCCCTGTGCCAGCAGTGATTGTTGTAACCTTGTAAAGTCCATCTGTTGCTGTCGATCCAGTTAAACCTGCACCAATGGTGATTGTTCCCGCTGCTGTTGGGTAACGCAAAATAACAACACCTGAACCGCCATTACCGCCAGTGCCCGCAACTTGGTAATTTCTTCCGCCACCGCCACCGCCTGTGTTTGTGCCGCCTGCGCCACCGACATTAGGAGATGTAGCACTGTTTACACCATTTGCACCACCACCATTACCACCAGTGCCGGCAATAGTGCTTGTGTTACCTGCGCCTCCGCCTCCGCCACCACCTCTGGTGACTGATGTACCAGTAATACTTGAAGCATTGCCACTGCCACCATTAGCACCATTGTCACCAGGTGAATTGCCGCCAACACCAGCAGCTCCACCACCACCAGATCCGCCTAAAGTTGATGAGGTTGTACCTCCGGCGAAACCTTGAGTTGGAGAAGCAGCACTACCACCTGCAAGGTTCCCATTATGACCGCCACCGCCGCCTGAACCACCTGTAAGCCCTGCACCTGTTGCGCCTGTGTAACCACCACCGCCACCGCCTGTGGCAGTGATTGTGCTAAATACTGAGTTGCTTCCGCTATTGCCTCGCGCTTCATTTACACCTGCGCCACCTGCTCCAACTGTGACTGTGTAATTTGTTGAAAGTGCTAATGTCAATGCAGTTTCTAGGGAACCGCCACCGCCAGTATTTGTTACTGTGCAACGCAATCCACCAGCTCCACCACCACCAACTCCAGCAGCGCCACCGCCTGCGAGAACAAGGTAATCAACTGTTAAAGCAGTAGGGGCTGCCCCGCCACTAGAGGCAATAATTCCAGCTAATGTATTTAACATTATGCAACTGCACCAACAACGATCCATGAGTTAGCAGCAATCTTGATGCATGCTGCTGACTTGTAACGAGCAAGGACTGGAGCAGCAGCAACCGCGCCTGCGCTCACCACTGTCGTAGTGCCAGATGATGCAGCTTGGATAGTAGTAACCCCTGCACCCTTCTGATAGACAAGCAAGGTTGTCCCTGTAGGAAATGCGTAAGTCGCATCTGTTGGAATGCTGAAAGTATTGGCTGAGGCATTGTCCATCGTGACAATAGCGTTAAGTCCGTCTGCCTTAACCGCTGTGTAAGTAGTGCCAGTCTGTGCATTGACTGTAAGACCTGCGAAGGATGCATCAACTGAATCGCCTAGTGTCTCGATGGCTGTCGCGCCATTCTTGACTAGATCAGATGAGGTCGGAACAGTCCAACCGAAGTTAGGTGTAGTGGTTGCCATTAGGTTAGTGCTCCAGTCGCGTTAGTCCAAGTTAGTATAGCATTCACGCCAGTCCATTGAAGTG